CAACAACCAGATCATCGGCGAGGTCATCGAGGACAACACCGCGACCGATGGCACGATCGTCGTTTTCTTCAGCGGCGGCGATACGGCAGCCAAGTAACCCCCACCCTCGAAGACCCAGGAGATCTGAATGTCGGCAGCATACAAGACCGAGACCCAGCAGGTTTCGGCCCAGTACATCAACAGCAACTTCGTGCGCAAGCTGGACGACGGCCGCACGAAAGAAGCGGAAGCCGAGGGTAGCGCGTTCATTCGCCAACGGCTGCGCCAGGAGAGTTTCGCTCGCGAGATCATCGAGCCGATCCTGCTCCAGGACGACGAGCTCGACCGCGACGAAAACAGCGACATGCCCAAGAAGATCGTCGAAAAGGAGCCGGACTCCGTGGCGACCTTCGTGCCGTTCAACGGCAGCGGACGCTCGACGTTCTTTCGTGGCAAGCGTTTCGCAGTGCTGTTCGGCAAGACCGAAAGCCAGCACTTCAAGGCCCGCAAGTGGCAGCTGATGACGTATCAGAACGACATCCGCAAGATTCTGTCTGACAACTCCGTCAAGGACATGTCGGACCAGGAAGATCAGAAGTTCACGGATACGATCAACGGCTTGATCAACCTGAACCTCGCTGCGCAGCGCACCCAGGCGGCAACGTTCGGCTCGAGCGCCTTCAAGAAGGGGTTCCAGGCGCTTGTCACCCGGAAGCAGCCGATCGGCAAGATCCTGATGGCGAAGGAACTGTACTACGAGGCGGTCGATCTTCCCGCGACCGCAGTCGGCAACGACGTCGCGTCCCGGCACTACGACATAGGCATCGAGGCCGAAGAGAAGCTCTGGGGCATCCCTGTCGTATCGACGATCAAGAACGACATCGTCAACGACCTGACGCCCAACACCGGACGCCGGAGCGCCTATATCTTCGCGCCGCAGAACTACCTCGGCGTGTTCTTCCTCCTGCAGGATGCAACCCTGTACATCAAGCAGGAAGCAGACCTGATCGAATTCTGGTCGTACGCCGCTCCTGGCATCGGCATCGGCAACATCAACTCATTCCAACGCGTCGACTTCCCGTTGGTGTAATCACATGCTGAGAATCAGCAAGGATTCCCTCGGCGTTCTCGATCTGTCACAGGTCAAGGACGAGCATGGACACCCTGTCATCCTGTCAGGAAAATCACACCGTGATGTCCCTGATCATGAGATGAACAACGAAATCCTTCAGCGTGTCGTCGACGCAGGATGGGTAACGGTCAAGAAGTTGTCGGTGACCGCGGTCCTCCCAGAACCACCACCGACCACGGTCACCGTCGCGCCTCCACCGGACGAGACTCCAAAAGCTGAGACAGGTCTGACGGATACGTCGGCCGCCACCGACGAACCTTCTTCAAACGAAGATCGCAAGGCCAACACGTCCGATAAGCCGGGTGACAAGTCTGATTCGCGCAAACCCGGCCGGCGCGGGTAGCACACACCTCCAACCTTCCTAGGTACGAACATGGCCACATTCCTGCCCTGCAACGTCTTGGTCGACAATTTGTCCGCTGGCGTGCACGTGTTCGGCACGAACGTCATCAAGGCCATGTTGACAAACACGGCGCCAAGCCAATCTACGACGCAAGTCAAGACTGACGTCACCGAAATATCTGCTGGAAACGGGTACACAGCCGGCGGCGTCAACGTCAACTGCACACGGTCTCGATCAGGAAACGTGGAAACGATTGCCATCGCGCCGTCGAACCCGACCTGGACCGCAAGCACTGGCAATATGGCCACGTTCCGATACGTGGTATTCTACGACTCGACTGCATCGGGAAATCCGGTCCTTGGTTTCTTTGATCACGGGTCCGCAATCACGCTCAATGGCGCTACGGGCGAAACCTACCAGATACAATCATCGAACCTCTGGACGATGACCGCGACCTAGCCGAGAGGCGGTCGTGACCGTCCTACTGAACATAACGACGGTTCCCCAAGACTTCGCTGCGGGAACCTTCAATACAGCCGCGTCTGCGATAAACGCCGGAAAATGGCGTATCACCCTCACGCCCGCCGGTGCTAGCACGACGTACACAGGCGGAAATTTCCACGCTATCCTCGGGCAAGAGGATGGTGGCCTGTGGTTCAATGACAGAAACCTGGAACTATATACCACTCCAGGAAACGACCTAGCGTTTTCAATCGCGTTGACATGGTCGGCAAATCAACCGATCACGCTGGTTGTCGATGCGCAGTCGGGTCATATGACCGCGACGATCAGCGGCGCCACAACAGGAAACGGTACGGTATCTCTAGCCTTTCCAGGCCCGTACCTAGACCCCACGCTCCTTCTCGAAACCGGGCATCAGAGCGGAGGAACCAACTTCCAATACGTCGGCGGCATCAGCCCAGTCGATGACGGAACTGCTGGTGGTGCAAGTGATTCGGTTACTCCTGCCGCGATTTCAATCGCAAGCAACTCGATTGGCGATAAACGCACAATAAAAGATGCCATAACACCTGCCGCGATTTCGATCGCGAGCAACTCCATTGGCGACAAGCTCGCGATAAAAGACACGGTTACTCCTGCGTCGGTTGTCCTGGCTGGCAGCAGCGCCATTGGCGACAAGCTCGCGATAAAAGACACGGTTACTCCTGCGTCGGTCGTCCTGGCCGGCGGCAACATAGTCGAAGGTCGCAGCGGAAACTCGGACGTCGTGTCGCCTGCGACCGTAGTGATTTCCGGGCAAGCGATTCCCGAAAAACGCACGTATGCGGATGCGGTATTTTCGGCGTCAATCAACCTGACGGGTAGAAATGTAATAGAAAGCCAAGGGGGCACCATATCCCTCGGCTCAACCTCCATTGATTTCCAGCGTTTCGGATTCGCAAATCGGAGGTCTAGCGTTTCGGTAAACACACCGGCGTCCGGCGCAGTAGTTCTCTTATCTGCGGGCGGCAAGAGCAGCGACGTATCGACCCCATGGACCGACAGCGTAAACACTGCGACGCCTGTCGTTATTGGCAATCTCGTAGAATACCCTGACTATCCTGGGTACGGGACAATAATCACGGTTACTCCAGCTCCGATGACCGGGAGCACAGGACAAACCTTCACGCAACAGGTCACGACTGACGACGAGAACACGACATTTGCGCTAACTGCGATTGTCGCAGGAGGCCATCCTCGAATCACAGAAGTCCACAACAACGTCGCAAACGGGTCAGGAACAACTCAGCAAACCAGTCCATCGATCAATATCGATGGAGAAGCCCTGTTGGTCGCATACTGGTGGGGAGCGGCCCCTGTCAACCCACCATTCTCGAGCCCGTCACCTGGCGTGGGAACTCCATACACCGCCGTGCCTAACAACGGGTTCACCGTTGTCCAATCATACCTAGTCAATAATGAATTCGGGGAGGTCGAAGCCGCAATGGCCTACCTCTACGTGCCTGCAGGTGCAGGTCCGAGCACCCGAAGCGTCACATGGACACATTCTCCTGCCCAAGGGGCCCAGCTTCGTCTCGTAGCAATCCAACCTGCGTTATCTGAAGCAATAACACAATCCGCAATTACTGTTGTCGGGCAACCAATTGGCGACGTCGTGTCGTTTCGTGACATGGCATCTCCCGGAGGATTGTCGATATCAGGGTCTTCGGTAACGGATGTCGTCGGTCTATCCGACCGAATTGTTTCCGCCGCCATAACGATCACGGGCGGAACAGTTCAAGCGCGTCGAACATCGATCGACGTTGTATCGCCCACCACAATCCCTGTCATAGGTGGGTTGATACAAGACCAAGTCGCGAACAACATACAGGACATCGTCCTGCCTGCTACCGTCGCGCTGGCAGGAACGTCAGTTGGCGACCGAATTACGAACATCGACATCGTCGAGCCGACAAGGCTATCCATCACTGGCGGTCAGATAACGGGCGCGTGGTTTCACCGCGACATCATTCAACCATCGACGCTTGTCCTGGCGGGGGGAAACACGCTCGCTGCCGTGGCACGGCGTGCCAATGTTCAACCCGCGACCACCACGGTCCAAGGAGGCCAGGTTACCGGGCGAACAGAGCGAAAAGATTCTACAAACCCGGGTACCGTAACGATAGTCGGCGGGCAAATACATGACCAAGCGTCGACAGGAATATCTGACGCGGTCACTCCCGCCACGGTACTGATGGTCGGATTGTCGATAGCCATTCGTGTAGCACGATCAGTGTCTATCGAAACGGCGATCCTCGCTCTACGCGGCACGGATGTGCAAGAATCTACGAGTTCGTCCGACGTCATTACCGCAGCACCCCCAGGCAGGGCCCCTGAGCGACTCGAAGGCCGTGTCGTAATCCCGTTCGTGGAGTCAAGCGCATCAGAGCTCCAACACTTGTACGGTGTAATAAAAGGCCCAAAAAATGTCGAATAGAATTGAAGTTATCAAGGGCACATCGTTCTCGAAAACGATCGACCTCATCGATGTCAATGGGCGCACGTTTCCCGTGCGCGTGTTGACCGGTGCAGTAGCCGAGTTCGTCGTGCAATCTAACGCAGGCTCAGGAACCGTCATCCTGAGCCTGACGACCATCGACAACCCTGACCGGATATCATTCCGACTGGAACGTGCAGCGCTTAACGTGTCTCTAACCCCGCAGGACACGGCGGGTCTACAGATTCAAACGTACTTCTATCGCCTTCGAATTACGCTTGCGGATGGAACAACCTCAGATGCCATTCCATGGAGCCCGTTCGACGTCAATCTCGGTGGTTCCGCCGTCATTCCACCGCCACCGTTCGAGAACACGGTCAAGATAAACCACGACTACCAACTGCCAGGTGAGTTAACCTACATGACCGAGGGCGGCTGTCCGATAAAGGACGCGCAGATTCGCGTGTACTTGAAGAGCGACTACGACGCGGGCAACCTGACCGCCCCGATGGGTGTCACGACCACCGACGCGGGCGGCAGGTGGCGCAACGCGATCCTGGTCAACCCAGGGTACTCGTACGTGATTCGGTTCGAGAAACCGGGCGAGTACGGTCCTGACACGCACGAGACCTTTGCGTAGCTCCACAGCACTACAATAGGACGAGCAATGGCAGCATCCACCACCACGGTCACCAGACGAGCAGCGGGAAGCTGGTCCACGGCCATCCAGCAACGGATTACGGCGGGCGGAAATTTCGACGGATCATTGCCCCAAGCTGCGGGATCCGTGCGCGCAGACAGCCCTCTCAGCCAAGGGAACGCGGTCTACAAGTACGCGGCATCTGCCAAGGGCGGGTTGTTTTTCTGGAACGACAACGAGCCTCTAGTCTGCACCCAGATCCACGTTTCCTTGGGCGCCGCCGCGGATATCAGCGTGTACATCTGCAACCTGGATCCGACGCACGTAAACGATGATCTCCCTGTGACGATCGCAGGAGAAGACATCCTAATTGAACAGTCAACAAACGTCACCTTCCTGGCCCTCGATGAGGCGCGATTCAAGACCATTCTGCTCCCATACCAAGCCATCAAAATCGTGACTACGTCCAGTGCCGCGGCTCAAATCGCCCAGGTCGTCGCGAGCTATGAAAGGACATTCGTGCGCTGATGCCGATCGTAGCAACCCCAACCACACCTAACGTCGTATCCAAGACGCAAATCCGCATGTTCTTGCGGGACAGGGCCGACAGAAACATCCTTCTTGACGAGGTTCAGTTCGACGACAACGAGCTCAACCTCGCTACCGAAATGGCGGTCAGCGCGTTCAATACCGTGACGCCGCAGACCAACATGACCCCGATGTCATTCCCACCGCATCTGCGATACCTGCTCCTGATCGGGACCGCCCGGTTCCTGTTGACGTCCGAGTCATTCCTCCAGGCACGGAATCAAGCTACCGTCCAGGACGGCGACGTCAGCCCAATCGGCATTGACGACAAGGCCGCATTGTACTCGCAGCTCGTCAACGGTCTGAAGGCGGAATGGGATGAATTGACGCGTGGCGTCAAACTCCAAAACAACATGGAGGGCGCCTACAACACGCTCGGTTCCGGATATCGAAACGTATCCCGGTTTAACCGATGACCACCCTCGCGGACGCACAAGCGAGCGGTACAAGGTCCGCGCTCGTGCGATTCAAGCTCGCAGGACCCATGGGCGCGGACATCGACATCATGCCCAAGGGCGACGAACAGAGCCACGGAACAGATCGGTTCCAGTACCAGCAAAGATCGCCGGTCTCACCTCCGAACGGACAGGACCCGGACATGTCGAGCTGGCTGTGGGACATATCGGACCTTGACCATATGGCCCCAGGACGCGCAGACGGGACCTTCGGGCAAGAAACCATCGGATGAACTACAATCCCAACCGATGAGCCACATCAAGACCGCGCAGGAAATGGGCATTCGCAAGGCACTCGAGGAAGCCGGGTACGCCTCCTTCGATGACGTGATCAAGGAAGCCCAGCATATCGGGCTGGTACAGCCGACGACTCCGGCCAAGGAGGCCAGCCTCGATAAACTCATCGCCGGGCTGTCCCGTCGGTAAGCTTTCCCTCGTGAACCTCCACGAGGCCTCCATGCAAGGAAGTCGGATCGCGCTCGCCGCGTTCGGACTACCGAGCCAACCGACGCTCCCATCGGTAGGGATAACCATGCCCAAAGCCCCGGGTCTGCCAAAACCAGCGTCGATTCCAAGCCCAGCCGCGCCCGCCATCGCCAAGACTGCGTTCAACGTCGGC